GGACTTCTGTGAATGAGATTTTGGTTTTGATTTTGCTTGATTCTTTTGAGAATGATTTTGCTTCTGAGATGTTGTTGGTGCAACTGGTCTCGGTTTGCGTCTGCTCTGAGAATTCTTCTTGGGTTCTTCCATCTTTTCCGATGGTTTCATTTCGGGCTCCTTGGGAGTTTTCACTGAGATTGATTCTTGACTTTCTTTCTTCCCAAATATTAGCTCTAACAGTTTCTTCAACATGATTTTGTCCTCTTAATTGATTTATAAAGTTTGTAAATTGTTCGTTAACGCTGAGATTCTTATTGACGGGAACAAGTCTACCGCCATGATCTCTATAAGTAACAGCACCACCCTTTCCATAACGACCGAAGCCGTAATACTCAAGACCCATTTGCATGGCTTGTTGATATGCACCAGATTTTTTGGATGGGGTGTCTGATGATCCCTGAACTCCTGATTGCTGCCCGGCAGATTGTGATGTAACATCAGCAGTTTGTTTTTGAGCACCAATCCATTGTTTAGCTAATTCATTTTCTGGTTTACCACCAGTAAATTTGTTAAACTGTTTCCACAAGTTTTGCAATTCATCAGTTTTCTGCTTAACTATTTCTGGATCAGCACTTCTCAGATCATCAGAATTATCGAATTCGAAATAATTTTCACCAAACAATTCTGCCATAGCTGGTCTTGCTGCTTGCACCGAATCCCACTTGTCTTTACGAATATTCTCGGGAACAGTTCTGCCGCCTCTTTGACCTCTTTCGATATTTCTTTGCTGTGATACTTCATCTTTGGTATTTACCATGATCATAGAAGTATCATAACCTAAGTCTTCAAGCATTTTCTTGAGACTGATTATTTTTTCAGGATCATCTGCTGTACCGTTAATTATTAATCCATTTCTTCCATTGATCGCAAGTCTTTGTTTCAACTCTTTAATAGATTTTGCTTTACCGCGAAGAACATTTCGCTGTTGCTCTTCACTGTCAGGCATCTTCTTATCGAGTTTGTTTTTGTCCATTAAAAACTCTAAAGCATTGTCTGAATTGATTTCTATAAGACCATGCCCATCGAGAACTTTATTTAAAACAAAATCTTTACCTGAACCAGGACCACCACCTAAGAATACTGCTTTGAATATGCCTCTGTCATTTACACCCTCAGATATGATTCTCGATTTTCTAAATTCTTCGTTAATTCCCATATGCTTTCTTACATCCTTATACAATTCATGTGCATGTTCTTGAGACACATGACCAGGAACACCTTTACGAAACTCATCAAAATTACCTCTCTTTGCGTGATCGCGCATCTTGGATGCAGACATACCTTCGGTACCTTCTGCATCTGGATCTCTTTGCCCAGCAGAATGCACTTTTATTTTCTTGAAGTTGAACAATGCACCTTCGTGAGTACCGTTGTATTTGTGTAATGTCTTATGATACTCTTCAACTCTATCTGAACCAGCAACCATGTGAAGGTGTGTTGTACCTTGCTTGTGCAGCTTTGCAGCTTGAGTTAGGAAATTTGGATGTTCACTATCTGAAACAGATAAGTTTGTATTTGGAAAGAATCGTTTAGCATGTTTTAATTTATCTGCTGAACTTAAAGGATTCTTTTTTGAGTCTTGAGAATGTGACATAACAACATGGTGTGAACCACCAACGCTATCAGCAATCTCTTTTACTTTATTGACAAGTTTTTCATGACCAGTCGTTGGTGGATTCATTCTTCCGAATGCCAACACCGAATGTTTTTCTTCTTCTTCTATCAAGAAGTCTTTAACTGATTTCATTTTCGCCTCTACAGCAATTAATATTATGTTTTATTTATAATATTTATATACTGTAAATGCGAAGTTTATTGCGTTTTTAATAACTTTTCAATGTCATCAACAGTATGTCGAATAAGATGATTATGTATCATATATTCATATGAATTTTCAATCACATCACTATCAACACCTTGAAAGTTTTTCATGTAATCTAAAAGTTGATTTTGATCAGTATATGTAAAACCATAGTTTTGCATCAAGTCAGACCCAGCATCAAGTCTAGCAGCCCATGGTGTTTTATTTAACATTGATTCGAGAAGAACTAAACCAAATCCTTCTACATAAGAATTCATGATGTAAAGATCGGCTTCTTTGATTGCAGATAAGACATCATAACGATTATCTAAAATAAAAGATTTTACATTACTCTCACTCTTTGGCATTAAGTTATGTCTATTGTCATATCCAGTGAGAACTAATGTAATATCATCTCTCTCAATTTTGTTAAATGTGGTAACAAGTTCATCGAATGCTTTATTGGGCCAGTAACCGCCTGAAGAAAGAAACATGTACTTTGTTGTTATGTTATACTTTGATTTGAAACCGCACATTCCTATGCTTTTCTTTTCATCGATGCCATGAATAACTCTAACAGATTTGTTTCTAAATCCAGATTGCTCTGCAAATCTCCAGTCCTTCGGTGTTGAACAACCAATAAATCTAACATTACGCATTGCAGTTTTATATGTTTGTGATTCAGACGGTAGAATCAGCATGAATAACATCTTAGACTTAATCTTATCAGCATTTAGTAAGACGAAATCTTGAACAGATACATCACCGCCATGTACAATTATTAGATCAAAATCTGTTGTTAATATGTTAGCATCACTTGTAACTTTAACACCATTTAAATCACCCTTATGCTCTCCAGAGAGAACCCAAACATCATGCCCCCGAGAAACAGCTTCTTCTGCCATATCTCTAACATAATTTTCTGATCCTCCTGGATATGGTGCATATCTGTGAACTACGAAACAAAGTCTTTTCATGATGTACAAAGAACCTTAAGAATAGAGTTTTGAGCTGGTAATGGATTTCGTTCATCAGGTACTCTCCTGACATTCTTAAATCCATTTTTCTCCAACAACTCTTTTAGTGAGTCGAAATTAAATGCATTAACATGACCCATACCTTCCATCTTATATTCATTTTTGTTGTGAAATCCACCAAACAAGTATGACATTGCATTCTTCCAAGGATCATCAGTTGGATTTAACCACCCAACATTTGCTTGTTCTTTCCAGTCACCATTAACAACCCTTTCAAAAATCCATTGTGCATCTGGCACAACAACTTCAAATGTTGCGTTTGGTTTTAGAATTCGATGAACTTCTGTCAAAACTCGATCAATATCAAAAATGAAAATATGTTCGATAACATCTCCCATGTATGCTTTAGAGAATGTATCATCTGGAAATGGATATGGTGTTTCCAGCAAATTGTGAATACAATTTACTCCTTCCCATGGATGTAGATCCATGCGTATATGCGCATCTGATTTTTGCCACGGTCCTGCACCAATATCAATAATCATTATCGTGTGCTCGATAGACTCTCTTTGATGTAGTCTTCAATCTTAATAGTTGGTTCCCAACCAAACACTCTTCGTATTTTTGTGGTATCAGCTAAAGTTTCTTTAGCTTCACCAGGTCTCGTTGGAATCATTTTAATATTATCTGAAATCATGTGTGCAAGTTCTAGTACAGAATTGTTTTTCCCGGTACCAACATTGAATACTTCACCGTATTGATCATGACTATCTACAGTCATAGCTAAGATATTTGCCATAACAGCATCATTAACATGGGTAAAGTCTCTTCGCTGAGTTCCAGGTTCAACAATAGTCATTGGCTCACCAGCTTTGTGTTGTCTCAAGAATAGACCAACAACGGGTGCGTAAGGACCACTTAAAGCTTCTCTTGGACCATAGATATTAAAATAACGGAAAATGATTGTTTTCAGACCAAACAGATCGGTGTACATCTTACATAGCTTTTCGCCAGAAACCTTTGCAACAGAGTACGGATTCAGACAATCATCTGGCATATTTTCTTTTAGTGGGGGATTGTTTTTCAATCCATAACCAGAAGATGTTGAAGAGTATATAACTTTCTTCACTTTTGCTTCACGAGAACACTGTAAAACTGTTGCTGTTCCTAATGTGTTAGTGCGTACAGCGAGCAATGGATTTTCAATGGTTGGTTGAATGCGTGATTCTGCTGCGAGATGAAATACATAATCAACACCATCAAACAGTGGGCGCATTGCATCATATTCAGCGATATCAACTTTGTGATTCTGCGCCCTTTCATTCCAATAAAATCCATTATTTACAGAAGCTGATTCGTTGTCGATACAAACAACTTCATGCCCTAAACTAAGAAGTTCATCAACTAAATGAGAACCAATAAACCCAGCACCACCTGTCACTAAACTTTTCATCATTTGTCCTTTTCTAAATGTGTTCAATAATTTTATGAGTATTTTTCTTCAATGATATTCTTCCATGGTGTGCGATCATATTGATGCACGATGGAGAATGGAATTCCTGTACTTGTACACACTACATCATCTTTTAATGTTGGTACAGATTCTACAAGAAATTCTTGAAATCTATCTTGCACTTGTGGTCCAGTTGTGCCTAGTTGTGCAGCATAACCAGATTCACTTGTTGCAATATTTAGGATGCTTTTATAAGGTTCCAGACTTAGCAAAACATTTAACGCTGCTTGATCTGGACCACCACCACCCTGTACATGCTCAGGTGATCTACCGCAAAAGAAATATATGTTCAATGCTAAATCGAGAATTGTTCTGAAATCACCTGAAATTGTTCCAGCATTTACAATTAAATTCTCACGAACATTTTTATGAATGATATCGCCGAAAGATAAGCGAAGATTGTTATCACCCCATGCTTCATTCTTGTAATGAATTGATTCAGAAGCAACATTGATCTTTTTATCACCAATGTTCTTTTCAAGCCATTCTGAGGGATTTGTTTGAAACACAACATCTTTCACATCTGTTGTGATTAGATATCGATAGTCTTTATCAATAACATTTGTGAATAGATGCCACAGGTCTTTGAAGCGAGACAAAACTACATTGCTATCGTTTAAGTCTGCTTTGATTACTTTGTAATTTCTAGAAGCGAGTTCATTCATTACATCATAATCAATATCATAACAAACCATATATTTGTCACCTGTAAACCCACATCGATCTAGTGAGTTTACCCAAGGCTTAATTTTGTCAAATTTATAGCCAGTAATAAATCCTACAACCACATCTTTCATAATATCTCCAGTAATCAAATCATTATATGAAATTATTTACTATCTGTCAACCACTTTTTAAAAGATTTTACACTTTGCCCTGGGGTATCTTTCATGTAAGTCTTTGTTAACTCTGGCGTACCCCATTGACCAGCACCTGCTTTGTCGAGAATGTCTTTTTTAACTTCCTCTTCAACGCGATTACTCTCAACTTTTTTTAGCATACCATTTTTCCTTACCAACTTGAATCTTTTTTGACAACTCATTTAAATGCTTCACATTGCTCATGAATTCATCATAAACTTCTTTTGATTCAATATTTAATGATGAATGTTGTTTTAATTCATCGATGATATGTTCCAGTCGTTTTGATTGCTTTGATAACACACCAGTGTCCGCTGGATAAAGTTTAAAATATTCTTTTAGTGATTGCATATTAAGCTCTTGTCAGTTTTAGTATTTTTTCTATTTGTTCTTTTAACACAGGTGCTCTATTGGGCCACTTAATTATAGGTTGATCAGCAGTCTTTAACAATTTTGTTAAAAAGGGAATAATGATCTTTTCAACAGCTTGCAGCCTCTTCTTATATTCTTCTGCGTTATCTGATGCTTCATTTATAACAGCATTATACTCATCTTCCGATATAGCAGAAAAACCAAAGTCTTGATCATCATACTCTTTAAGTATGAGATCGATATCTATTTCATTCTTATCTGCCATTATTTGCTCCAATTTTTCTGTGCTGTAAAATTAGCGTGAGAGAATGATAATCTATCAACAAGCTTTACTGCGTTTGTACCCAAGTGATCAACGACAACAAATCCTTCTGGTGCAGTCACCTTAAGCCCATCTTCATCTGTTCGTAAATATGTACCAGCAACACCTTTAATTCTTTCCAGCTTTCTTACAATCATAAGTTTAGCTCTGACAATAAGATTCATCAGTGCAAATATATCCCTTAGATCGCTTGCAGATGTTCTATAGAAGCGCATTATTTCATTTTTTTCTGCCAAGCGTTTTAATTTAGTATCTTCTTTTTTTGCTTCTAGAACATTTTGGTTTTGTTTTGTCTCAACCCAACGAATCAAATCAAGTGTGTGTGATGCTGGATTTTTAATTTCTTCACCAGCTCTAACTTTAGAATTATTGAAAGTTTTTATTTGGGTTAATATAGTCGATGATAATGAAATTCTATTCAAAACCATAGGATTGATTGTACGGAACAATCGACCAGCTTCTGATAAAATTCCAGTAATCTCTACAGTTTCTTTTTCTGTAAATGTTGCATTACCTGTAATATCAAATAAAGAAGCGTCTCTGAACCAAACATCTTTCGTTTGCTCTAATCGACCAATGTCAATGTTAAAAGAAGCTTTCATATCTTCCATAGAAGATCCAGTATATGATGTGTGAAACACAATTCCAAGTTGTGATCTTAACATAGACTGTGCCAGCTTAGAATCTTCTGGTACGGCATATACAATCGTATTCGGCTGAAATGTGATGTGTGACACACCGTCTATAGTCTTTGTTTTGATATCACCCTTGGAGAACATCATATCACCCTGTAGAATACCTTCAATATTCAGTTTAGGTAGATATCGCAAAGCGATCTTTAACTTCTTGTTTAACCCCTCTGATGGGTGATTTGCATCAATATCTTCATTAGTATAATTTAACTTGGCATTTTTATTAAAGATACCTTTAGTACCAACAAAGAATTTACCGTTCTCAGGATTTATTCCACAAAATATTGCGGGTGCACCATCCCACTTGGTTGTAATGTTTAGTCTAGTGTCAGAATGCCCAGCGAGCATGTCTCTAATGGAGCGTAAAAAGTTTATCGATTCTCTCGCACCAGCAACACCATTATTTAATACTTGATCTTCTAAATGTTCAAGATGCAAATTCTTACCTGTTTCTTCTGTTAAATACTCTGTTAGACTATGAATCATTTTTTATTTCTCTTTTAAATGTTCTTCCACCCATAGGATAGATCATTACTCTAGCACCTTTTAATCCCATCTGCGACCTATCACCCCTATACATTACAGATAGAACAGGTGTATATCCACCAGATATAACATCATTCAAATAATGTACATGTCCTGATGCTGTAAATGAGTATGTTTTTTTAGATATCTTTTTTAATCCTGGTGTTCCTTGCAATAACACATCAACGCGATTTACATCAACACTAGCTGAATTGTAATTAACACCAAAGATCGACATTCGCTTCAATTGCAAAGACTTTATCTTCATGTACGCAGATTCACCAGAAGGTATACGCCCACCTGTGTAAACTTGATTTATCAATTCCTCAAAAGCTCTAACTTCAGGATGTGCTGCTATCTTTGCTTCTGTCACACCACCCCATTGTTGAAAATCCCTAGGTGTCGAACCTTTTTTATGAGATATGTGTAAAACAGCTTCACCATTTGTATCAACTAGATGAAAATCTGACTTAGGAGTTCCAGGAGTTTTTCTGACACCAACAATGTTCTTAACTGTATGTTGTTTCAATCGTATATCTATAGGACCACCCGCTATTGACATTGCGCTTGCAATTGCAGCACCCAGTTCATTCATCGCAGCAGATTCAACATCGAGACCATCAGATTTTCCGGCAGGTTTTATTCGTATTTTAACATTACCAATAATTATGCCACCGATGGATGATTCACTCATGTTTGGATCAATTTTACTTCCAAACGATACGAATTGATCAGAAATCTTTTTCATTTGATCAACGCGACTACCATCAACAAGAATAATTATACTTGTTTTGGTCTTGCTTTTTATTTTATATCCTTTGCTCTCTAAAGACTTTGCGATCTGTAATCCATCCATACCAGCTCCTTGTTATGATATATTTATCATATCATAACTTCGAACTTTTGTTTGATTCTTCTCTCTCTCGTTCCAAATGTGTTTATAGGTTTATCGTCATCATCTTGACCAGAGTCGACAATATCTTTTTGTGCAGATTCTTCAACATCATATAGTTTCATCTTTGGTCTATCAACGCCAATAACAAATCGTTTATTATCTGTTGGATCACTATATCGATTCTTTAATTGCTTCACCATAATTTGATTCAACTGATGCAATTCTTCTGTTGCAATTAATGCGAACATAAAATCGGCTGTTGCAGGAAGACCAAATGATTCAGAAGTATCTTCCAATCCGGGATCAGTATTTGTGAATCCAGATCTTGTCGTTTGTGTTGCTGAGAAAATTGGAACATCTTGTTCAACAGCAAAACCTCTCAACTCCTCAGCAATCGCTTTGATGTATGTGTATGAGTTTACATTCGACCCGTGCTTCATTCGCGATGATGCACAAATATTCAAGTAATCAATAAAAATAATATCCGGTTTAAAGTTTCGTTTTAATTTTAATTCATCGACCAATGATCTAAAATTAGTAACAGATGCTGATGCAGTAGGATATTCTTTGATGATCAATTTACCTTGAACACGAGTACGGAGTGCATTAAACTTTTTCTCATACATATCTTTGGAAATCTTTTCGAGATCATCAAGATTTATATTTAATAGATTAGCATCAATTCTCTCTGCAATTCGTTCTTCTGCCATTTCAAGGGTAATATACAAAACATTCTTATTTTGAGCCAAACAAGATGCTGCAACATGACACATAAACAAGCTTTTGCCAACGCCCGTACCAGCTAGAATCACATTCAATGTTTTTGATGGTACACCACCCTTAGTAATCTTGTTGAAGTATTCAAGATCAAAAGGGATTCTCTCTTCTTTTTTATGATAGAAATCATAACGAGATGAATAGTCTTCAAGAAAATCATGACCAACATGGGTATCAAATGACACACCCAAAGCATCTGACAAAATGCCTGGTATAGCACCTTTACTTTTGGTACCATTCTTATCATCAATGATAGAAATGGATTCCATAATTGCATTATATATTGCTCTTTCTTGACAGAACTTTTCTGCTCTATCAACAAGCCATTTTATATCACTTGTTTCTTGCTTGCTTTCATTAACTTCGCTCAGTGTTTCTAATACTTCTTTCAATTCAGAATCAGTAATCTTATCCATGCTAGTGAATCCAATAACCAAGGATTCATGAGATGGTAGATTATTGTACTTATTGATAAAACTTAAAACATTTTTAACAATAAGCTTGTCTGAATTTTTACTGAAATATTCATACTTTATGAACGGTGCAACTTTTCGAACAAATTCATTATTATGGATAAGATTCTTTATAATTGTGTTTTCTAAACGCATCTTCATTTCTCAGGATTAGGTCTGTTAAAATATCTCCCATTAGTGTAACAAATTCCTCGCTTTCTTGCAAGTCTTTCAAAGAATATTGTTGTGCACCAATTATGGTGTAATGGAATGATAATTTAGGCAAATATGATGAGTGATCTACTGATATTCTATCATATTTGTACATTATATTGTTGAAGTCACCTTTTATTATCTTTACGATAAAGAAGGCATCTTCAACATTCTCTATAATGTAATCACGATTCAATATCGGTTTCTTGCGATTGAAGAGTAGATTCTTCAGGTTCGAGAATATTCCCATATGCAATTCCATATTTCTTAGTAACAAATTCAGAAAAATCTTTATTATTTAATACATCACTCCAAAATTCTTTGTTCTGAGTATCTGCAAATCGAACCTTATTGAGAATTTCTCCAGTTTCACGATCAATTTTAGCATACCAACCAGGAGATGGTTTAGAAACAAATTGCCCATCAATTGCAATATCCATTAGACCTGAATATTTTTGAATACCACCATCAAAAGATACCGTGATGGGAATTTTAGATTTCTCTTTAACATATCTAGATTTTTCAACATTAATGATAAAGTTATATCCTGTGATTTCAGTACCATCTTTCTCTTGCTGTCTTCCGATAATGTAAATGTTATCAGCAGAATAGTATGAACCAGTGCCACCACCGATGATGTCTTTAGGATACAAACCGATTTCTTTGTAAGTATGATTAACAACTACCATCGGAATATCTTTAAGAGTTAGATGCGGTGTTACCATGCGAAAGAGAGATTTAATCTGTTTAGCACGAGACATATCAGCAACAGATTTGCCATCAAGAGCATCATCAATTTCTTTCTTTGATGCGAGATTACCTATAGAATCCAGAACAATGATTACATGATCACCTCTTTGTATATTCTGTAGTTGAGACATGATGTCAAATTTCAATTGTTCAACATCGGTAATCGGTGTATGCAATACACGAGTCATATCAATATCAAACATTTTGAAGTATCTTGTCGGAGTACCAAATTCAGAATCATAGAATAATAGAATTGCATCGCTATATTTTTTCAAATATGCAGAAGCTGTCAATAAACTGAATGCTGTCTTAAAGTGCTTGGAAGGTCCAGCGAACATGGTTAGACCCGGAGTAAGACCTCCAGTTAAACTTCCAGACAATGCAACATTAATCATAGGTACATTAGTTGGAATTTGATCTTTATCATTAAAGAACTTTGAATTAGATAATACTTCACAATCTTTAATCGTACTTGCTTTTTTTAGTTTATCCATTAAACTCATATATTTTCCTCTTTATTCAAAAAAATTATCAATGCTATTTGTTTTCTCTGCGCTCCAGCCAATACACTTTAATACTATACTTAGGGGGTCAAGAAAAGACTTTTGAAACTGTGTTCTATAGTCTACCCACATTTTCAGATCAAATTCTTTGGGTATTCTGTTTTGAAAAGCTATGTTATCGTTTTTGAAAGGATTTGGCTCCTTCAATGCGATATACTTAATCTTCTCTCCCTCTTTAATAAGCTCATACTGTTTAGTTAGCTTCTTTTGTATCAATGTATTGTTGAAGATCAATGCAGCTTTAACATGCATCGGAGTACCTTTATCAAAGATAATATCTTTTTTCCCGTACTTTGTCAACCCATTTACTGATCTGGGAAATGAAATTTCTTCTAAAGGTAATTCATTGAATTCTGCTCTAAAGTCACTGACAAAATCCTGAAGATGTGATTCATTTTTTGATAGAATAATATCAAGTGCTTCTTTAATCTTATTTCGACAAGCTGAAGGTGTTGAACTTTTAATTGCTTCTAGACCCATGATTTTCATCTTTGGTTTTGTGTATTGAACACCTTCATTATTATACACATGCAGAACATATCTCTTCTTGGCTGTCCAAATAGCTTTAGTTGCCAAAGCTTCTCGCTTCATTTGCATTTTTTGTGCGTAAGCATGTACATATTCAGCCAACTCAGCATATGATTTATCAATAAATGGGATAATCTTATCCTCACATATCTTATCCATCATATTAATTGTAGCTACCGGAGAGTAACCATTGAAAAACTTTTCAATCAATGGTCCCATATTAAGATAGATCGAGTCTGTGTCAGATGCAATCACATAATCAACTTCATCAGTTTTCAATATATTATTCATATACTGATTTATTTTATTTTCAATCCAACGAATCGAAAGTTGACCAGCAAGCGTGATAGCAGATGCTAATCGTAGATCATAAAATCTAAAATATTGAGAACCCATGGCACCATAAGCTGAATTAAGAGACAGCTTTTTTGCCAATTGAAGATTATTATATCGAGAAGCTAATTTATCAAATTCTCTCTTTTCTTCAACCGTTTTTGCATTCTCATAATCTTGAACAGCCTTCAACATCAGCTTTTTATACTTCTTACGATTCTCATACATTTCTTCCATCATTTTAGGCAAAAAGCCTTGTTGATTTGTGTGGAAGAATTGTTCATTGGGAGTCACTGTAATACCAGACAAGTTCGACAAATCAATTTGCTTATATAGCAATTTATCGACATTAATGCCTTTAGATAATATTTCACGCATATCATCAGTATAGTCCTGTGGCTCAATCAGAGTTTCTGGTGAAATATTATACTGAATAATCAAATGAGGGTAGAGTGAATTTAGGTCAAAGCTTGCAACATTCTGATGCAGACCAACTTGTGGATCCTTCACATACGCACCAACATATGCACCATCTTTTTCGTTAACAACTTTAGGTGGAACTACAATATTTTTAGCAATCAAGTTATTATAGATCAGTGCATCCCACATTCGAGTTTGTGCAAACACATCATCATAATTTGTTTTGGTATCATACGCTAAAGTCAAACATAGTTCTATAAGTTTCAACTTATCGTCAAGCTTATCAACCAATTCAACGTCTTTGATATTATACTCAATGAATTTTTGATAATTCTTTTTATACAAATCAAACAAACCATCATACTCATCATATGATAGTTTATTCATTCCCAATTCAACTGATGCAATATGATCTAATCGATAAGATTCTTGGGACTTACCATCAGGAGCGTACCATGTGTACATCTCAAGATAATCCATCATACCAATGCCAAGCCAGTCATAAGTAATTTCTTCTTTACCTATGTTGCGGAACACACTTCGCTTGTTAACTTTATTCCAGGGTGATAGTGAACGCATCTCTTGCTCACCAACAATTTTAGTGAATCTGTTCACCATGTATGGCACATCAAAGAACTTTGTGTTCCAACCAGTCAGCATGTCTGGTGTATTTTCTCTCCAGAACGCAAGAAATTGTTTAATTAGAGTAAACTCATCCTTACAACGGGTATATTCAACATCATCTCTGTGTTGTTTATATTCACCGATACCAAACACATGGTATTTTTTAGTTGATGAGAGTTTTACTGTAATTGCTGTAATAGGTTCAAGTGCTGTACTCGGTTCCGGAAAACCATTTTCTGACCCAACTTCAATGTCGATGTTACCAATGTTGATGCGATCAAATTCCCACTCAATAATTTCTTGAGGATTTGTTTGCGCAATATAGCTGTATTGAAAACTTGCATTTCCAAAGATGCGAAAGCCATCAACATCATTATATTTTCTAATGAAATCGCGAGCATCGCGAATGGTTGAGAATGAGATTGCCTCAAGATTCTCACCATAGAGAGACTTCCATTTTGATTGTTTTTTTGTAGGTAAAAACAAATGCGGCGAATATTCGATTTGCATCTTTACTCGCCGCCCATTCTTTATACCTCGATAAAGAATATTGTTACCTACACATTGTACATTTGTGTAGTAATCCATTTTTATCGTGGCATTACATTAGTGATTTCAATTCCTACACCAAAAATTTGATTATACTGATTTTCAAGGTCACGCACAGGGGTAGTTACACAGAGAACATCTTTTCGCAAAATACGAATACCAGTTTTAAATTCTTCACTATACTCTAAAAACGGTACAAAAGCAATTCCGCCGGAATCATTAGCACCTCGTGGCGGAACAGATACAACCTGCACAGGCTGTTTCATCATAAAATGATCTTCGTGAGTCTCAACTTCACCAAGCATATTATGATTGGTTTTCATTGTCAAAATGTATAAATTCATTGGCGCACCTTATAAGAAGAATCAACAATCCCCAATGTCACCCATTTCTTCGGAAACATCATTTCTCGACCTTCAAAATCACGAATGTCATAATTAGGATCATCAACCAAACCCAAAATTTCAACTTGATTATCAAACTCTCGCAAATAAGCATCATACTTATAAGCTTGAGGCATTTTTTCTTTTACAGCAATACTTTTAGCAATAGCAGAAAGATTCATTACAAACTCCATTAGTTTAAAGAGATATTATAATAACACGGTCAATATTAATTGTCAAGTGTTTTTTGAAGAACACATCCATCTAATTTTGGACCGACCCAACCCTCAGGTTTTAGAACCTTACCATCTTCTCGTTTCAACACTTTACCCGTTTTTGGATCAATTTTATCCAAATTACTTCGAGCAACTTCTGCCCAGGCTTCATCAATATTAAACCCTCGTGAATAACAATAACCAATAATAACCCAAATTAGATCCATGCAAGCATCTAGGGTTTCTACAGCATCATTATCAAGTGCAGCATCAGTAAATTCACCTAGCTCCTCTGCGATGAGATTTTCATACAAATCAGATTGCTCACTGTTATTAATATAGACCGTTTGCCCAGAAGCAATCATGAATTTTTTTACTTGTTCTTGCATAAGAATCCTTGTGGAAGTTGTAGGACCAGATCTGATTTTAGCCCATAAAATTGGTAAACAAAATCTGCACCTAATAGACAAAATTATAATACCCTCTCAAAAGCATATTATGTAAATTATGCCGGTTACAAAATCCGGCGAACCTTTTCGTAGTTCTGCTCTATATATCACGCACACCTTTATTTAATGTCGCTTAGTATCCCGACATAATACTTACATATTGATCTTTACACCAACGGAAGTAGTATTTCCGTTAAACGATTCAATACGATCCTGACCTCTTTGTTGTTCAATGCCAGCAGTGACAGAAACGGTGTCATTAACCTTATAGGTTGCTGCTACACCAGCAGTCAAAGCATAACCATCAGAACGACCAACAGAGTCTTGATAAACACCGGAGCCAACAGCATCAAGTGTCAATGGACCAACTTTTGCAAGTTCAAGTTTACCACCAATAGCATAGCGGTTGTATGCATTTTCGACAAGAGTTGCCGAAATAGTGGGTGCTACTCCGAACATCTTAGACGATAATTGTGCTGAGACTCGGGTACCGTTTTTGTTCGCATCATAATCGTGAACACTAGCAATACCAAATTCAGCAGCTTGAACAGAAGCCGTCATAGTAGCAATAGCTGCAATCAACATTACATTTTTCATATATTTCTCCATATAGTTTAAAATGCTTTCTCTCTGCGGCTGGGTTTCAATGCATCAAGAGCCAGGAAAACCTAACCCCATCACACACATTTCACCAGCTTCTCGTCCAAAGAGAACTATCGTGTTGCCAACGCCGGTTAGGTTAGACCGCGATTTTCATCGGAGCAGATTCTCTTACCTGAATAATAAGAGTCAGATAAGCTCTTGCTCGAACCACCCGTGGTTATCACACCACTTCTTTCGTCCGGGTCAGACTAGCAGTTGATTAGACTGCATGCTTTGGATGCGGGCGGGGGTAACGCTCCCCCTTCCAATCTTGCTTATGAGGCAAGTGTACGGCTATCGCAACCCGCAATTGAACTGGTCTCGGCGGCAAGATTCGAACTTGCGACATCCTGCTCCCAAAGCAGGCGCGCTACCGGACTGCGCTACGCCGAGTATTCGTTAAATGCTACTTTATTTATCTTGGCAGTGAGGAAGGGATTCGAACCCTTGGGTCTCGTTTTGCAAGACCGCCTTCTTAGCAGGAAGGTGCTTTAAGCCAACTCAGCCACCTCACTAATTAATTGAGCACTGTCGCCTGTTTAAGGATGCATAATCATCCCCTCGTATCAAATTCAATCCCACCACAGGATATCCATGAATATGATAAAGGTCGGGTAACACCTTGACAGTCAGGCTGCTGGTTAGGCACTTTGCACTCAGGCTCTAAAACTTTGGTGCGGCTGGCCGGGGTCGAACCGGCACGCCCTAAAGCGAGAGATTTTAAGTCTCTTGTGTCTACCAATTTCACCACAGCCGCATTTTATATCTATTACATCTTTGGTGCCCTCGGTCAGATTCGAACTGACACTTTACGGCTTCTAAGACCGCTTCCTCTACCAATTGGGATACAAGGGCAAAAACTGGAGCGGCGTGTGAGAATCGAACTCACGGCATTAGCTTGGAAGGCTAAGGTATTACCATTATACGAACACCGCATGTTGTTTACAGTAAAAAGTCGGAGACAACTCAACAACTAATTACTGTTTCGACTATTTAAGTCTCATCAGAACAACTTTGGCGACCTCACGGAGATTCGAACTCCGATGTTCCACTAGACAGGCGGACATAATAACCACTATATGATGAGGCCAATAAACTGGTGCCGACTATCTGATTTGAACAGATGACCTATCGCTTACAAGGCGATTGCACTACCACTGTGCTAAGTCGGCAAAAAATGCGATTCATCCAACTATGTAAGATGAAGAGTGCTCTGGCTTTGGGCCTTCTTCGCACTCGCTTCGTTGGAGATCAACGAAGTCGCAACAAAACTCTTACAACATTTACTATTATACACGATTTAACGGGTATGTCAAGTCTTTTTTACAACAATCTGCTATGTTTTGGTACACCAGCCAAAAGATATTCCATTTGATCTGCAAGAATATGTCTATTCTCAAGAATCAGTCTTTCATAATGATTTGGTGTGTATGGAATATACAGCAACTCCATGTTAGTGTCTGCTAACAGCTTATTCGATTTTTTTAGATTACATCGAACACAAGCCGTAACAACATTCATCCAAGTATCTGTACCACCTTTTGATACAGGTACAATGTGATCTCTCGACAATTTGCTGTATGGGAAATGCCCACCGCAATATGCACAAACATGTTTATCGCGCCCAAAAAGTGTTTTATTAGTCAGAGATACAACACCATGATTATTAATGCTGTATCCATGACCTTTTATCGCAATAATTGAAGTTGTGCTAAGTGATGATCTTGTACCATCTTTTCTGTAACCACCATGAAAGTTGGCTACAATATCTCCTAATGTCCAGACAACCATTTCTTTAGCATGATATATTATTGCAGTTTCGTAACTAACCCACTTTCTTGGTTGACCTGAAGCATCTAATGCAAGTATTGACATTTGTTGCTCCTATAATAAAAATCTGGCGGAGAGTGTGAGATTCGAACTCACGGACCTTTTAAGAGGTCGACAGTTTTCAAGACTGTTGCAATAAACCGGACTCTGCCAACTCTCCATAAATGTGCAGCGTGGAACCACCCTCTAACAACCACTTGAATACCTAATGTGATGGCTTTCTCTGCGTAACTGGCCTGCCGTAGAGGAGTCGAACCTCTGACATTCAGCTTAGAAGGCTGATGCTCTATCCAACTGAGCTAACGGCAGAATAACTATAACACACTCAAAGTCCGTCAAACTTCATCACATGCGGAACCGGTCTAACCGTGGATATCAGTGTGTTTTAATGGTGCCTCATCCAGGATTCGAACCTGGGACCTGCCGCTTATCTGGCGCTGACGGGGTATAAATCCGCTGCTCTACCTCTGAGCTAATGAGGCGTAAACTGGTGGATGCGGCTGGAGTCGAACCAGCAGTGCCGAAGCGGCGGATTTACAGTCCACTGGGGTTACCAATTTTCCTACACATCCAATATTTCACTCTTTTGTAAAAGTGTGTAGTAAAGCATCCAAGACCCCCTCACGTTATCTTGGTTTCATGACTCCTCAAAACAATTTCTATCTCGCAAGGAAAGTGCTCGCGATTCCTTGTTTAGCACACATCAAAAGGACTGCTTTACTACTGGTTTTTGGTGCGCCTACTAGGATTCGAACCTAGACTCAACGGATTATGAGTCCGCTGCTTTAACCATTAAGCTATAAGCGCAAAAGAATCTTGGCTGTGCATCTTGGATTCGAACCAAGCTCTCTGGATTAACAGTCCAGCCTTTTCACCGAGAAAAGTAATGCACAAGTAATATTTTGATCACAATGACCATATTGAAACACACTATCCAACCGACAAGCTCTTGGACTAGGCACTGGGATCAAACCCCTGTCTCGCTAATGTGCTTCAATATGGAGTCCCGTACCGGATTTGAACCGGTATAACCACCGTGAAAGAGTGATATCCTAACCGTTAGATGAACGGGACAATGTTCTCTGTGTTTTTAAAGATCAGTACAACTAACCAACAAACATATTATAGTACAAACCAATACATTTGTCAAGCATTATTTGGTGGAGGATAACGGGATCGAACCGATGACCTTCTGCTTGCAAAACAGACGCTCTCCCAACTGAGCTAATCCCCCAATCGATAAACATATTATAGCACAAAACAATACATTTGTCAAGCATTATTTGGTGGAAGATACTGGTTTTGAACCAGTGACCTCACGCTTATCAAGCGTGTGCTCTACCAACTGAGCTAATCTTCCAATCTGGTGCTTCCTAACAGAATCGAACTGCTGTATCCCACTTGTAAGGAGGGCGTTTTACCATTAAACTAAGGAAGCAAATTCTGGAGCATCGAGCTGGATTCGAACCAGCGAATTACTGTTTTGCAGGCAGCTACGTTAGACCACTCCGTCATCGATGCTTGGTCGATAGTGTAAGACTTGCACTTACTAGCAACCGTGTATGAAACGGTTCGCGATCTTAGTTGCGTTACTATCGTTGGAGCGGATAGCGAGAATCGAACTCGCGCATCAACCTTGGCAAGGTTACAGGCTACCATTACATCATATCCGCTTTAAAACTGGTACCCTCTGAGAGAATCGAACTCCCACCGTAAGTTTCGAAGACTTGAATGCTATCCATTACACCAAGAGGGCTTTGGTGCAACCCATAGGAATCGAACCTATTTCCATGGCTCTTCAAACCACCGCTATGACCACATCAGCTAGAGTTGCACATTGATTCTGGGGTAGACGAGGAATTCTGCCATCCCACTACGTATTTCACAGACACGTATGCTTACTTTTACATTACATCTACCATAATTAATACATCCTAAGAGAAAATATTAAGTATGGTAGGAGTACAGGGATTTGAACCCTGACCTGGCAGATTAAAAGTCTGCTGTGCTAGACCGTTAACACCATACTCCCGTTGTAATTGCATTCGTTCAGATCGACGCACGGCTTTTTGCGACTTACCGTGCGCTCCCTGTTTTCGAGCAATCATATGTTTCACCAACAGATTTCTTGGTTTCATACTGTACTCCTTTAAAATAAATTGATACGAAATTGGCAGAGGCATAAAAAAAATACATTGCTGCGCACCCGTGTAGTTCAAACTGTTAGCTTCATCCTTACACTAAGCAAAGATCCTAAAGCTACCGAAACACCAAAGTATAAAGATATCCTAGAAGCGTTAACAGAACACCTAACGCCAGAATCGATTACTGTG